TGGATTAGTAGTAGCATTATTTGCTAAACTAGGTGAAGTGTTTAGTAAAAACCAAAGAGTCTTAGATACATTTAATATTGCTATGGAAAGTCTTAGTATAGCATTTAATGACTTTTTTAAATTTTTAGAAGATAATATTGAAACTGTTACAGGTTTCTTTAAAGATATATTTGAAAATCCAAAACAAAGTATAATAGATTTTGGTAATGCAATTAAAGATAATCTAGTAGAAAGATTTAATAGTCTATTAGACACTTTTGGTCATTTAGGTAATGCTTTACAAAAACTATTTACAGGTGATTTTAAGGGGGCTATGGAAAGTGTAAAAGAAGCAGGTAAAGAAAGTATTGATGTGCTTACAGGAGTAGATGGTAGTGTTGATAAAATTACTAACACAATATCAACTGCATCAGATAAGATAAAAGACTATGTTAAAAATACTACTGATGCAGCAACAGCAACAGTAGAATTAAGAAAAGAATCAGAGTTAGCAGCAGTTAAAGTACAGGGTTTAATTGAAGGTTATGATAGACAAGCAGAAAAACTAAGACAGGTAAGAGATGATGAAAGTAAGACTTTTGAAGAAAGAATTGCAGCAAATAATAAATTAGGTGAAGTCTTAAAAGAGCAAGAAGAAGAAATGTTGAAACTTGTAGATATACAAATAGAAGCAGCAAGATTAGATGTAGAAAAAAACAATAATTTAGAAAATCAGATTGCATTAGAAGAAGCCTTAAATGAAAAGAAAGCAGTACAAGCACAAATAACAGGTTTTCAGTCTGAGCAACTTGTGAATAACATATCACTACAAAAAGAGCAACAAGCAGTAGCCTTAGAAAATGCTAATGCACAATTAGAAGCCTTTAGTAGTCTTGCAGGTTCTTTAAGTGAATTAGCAGGAGAAAACAAAGCCTTAGCAGTAGCACAGGCTGTTATAGATACTTATGCAGCAGCAAATGCTGCACTTAAAACAGGAGGTGGTACTCCTTTGGCTATGTTACAAGCAGCAGCAATAGTTGTATCAGGTTTAGCAAATGTAAAAAAGATAATGGCTGTAGATGTAGGTAGTGGTGGAGGTGGTGGTGTACCAGCAGCAAGTCCTGAAACTCCTGCTCCACAAATGTTAGGAGGAGCATTTACTTTAGGTGGTGGTCAACAGCCTGAGCCTTTAAAAGCCTTTGTAGTAACTGATGAAATGACTAACAGTCAAAACCAATTAGCAAACATAAGAAGAAGAGCAACAATATAAAATCAAATAAATAACTAATAAATCTATTATATAATATGCCTTGTAAAAAATGTAAAGATGGAAAATATAAGTGGGGTAACACAGGAGAGTGTAAATACGCCACTAAAGACGAATGTGAAAAAGCGAATCCTAAAAAATATAGTAAAATGAAACCAACACCACTAGGAAAAACGTATGAAGAATACGCAAAAGAATTAAAAGAATATAATTTAAGTTCACAAAAAGTTGAGTTAGGTATTATAGATGACTTAAAAAAAGATGTAGAAACAGCAAGAAAACAAGTAGAGGGTGCAGAAAGATTACATAAGGCTGCCGAAAAAGATGATGCTGAAATAAATAAATTGGCTAGTGAATATATTGCTTTACAATCAAAAGCAGACAAAATGCGAAAAGAGACTCGTGACCTTATAAAATTAGGTAAAGAGACCATAAAAGAAGCAAAGTCTTTATTATCAAAAAGCAAAAAAACTGCTTCAACAATAGAGCAACAACTAAAAGAATTAGGATTAGATAAAAAAGTAATATCAAAAGAATTAAGCGAAATAGACAAATTAAATTCTACATTAAAATCGTTAGACTTTGCTTTTCTTGATGACTTACCATTTTAATAAAATAATATGAAAAACACAAAAATAGTAGAACTAGTAATAGAAGATGATAACCAAGAGTTAGCAATAGATGCTATAAGTCTAGTAACTGCTCCTGCAATAGAGCAAGACTTTGTATTCTTTGGTAAAGAAAAAAACAACTTAACATTTGCTAAAGTAGATGAAGAAAAGCGTATGCTAGTTTCACCTGCTTTAATACCTAATAAACACATATTTAGATATGACCCTAATACTGATTCGGATTATTATGTATTTTTTTCGAAAGAGACAGTACGCAGGGCTAGTGAATTATACTTAAAACACAATAACCATCATAAAGCGACTTACCAACACCAAGACAGAGTGTCAGGAGTTCTAACAGTAGAGAGTTGGATAAAAGAGGGTGAACAGGATAAGTCTAAAATGTATGGTTTTGATTTGCCTAATGGTACTTGGTTTGTTAAAATGAAAATAGAAAATGATGACTTATGGGCTAAGATAAAAGAAGGAGAATTAAAAGGTCTTTCAATAGAAGGCTACTTTACTAATAAATTTGAAGCAATGCAAAATAAAAAACCATCAGACTTAGAAATACTATCAGCACTTAATGAAATAATAAGAGAAAGCCAAAAACCTAAAAAGGTTGAGTTAGGTATGGTAGATGATATAAATAAAATATATAAAGATGCACAAAAACTAAGTGCAGCAGCAGAAGGTAAGGGTTTAAATGATTTAAGAAAACTTCAACAAAAATTAGAAAATGATTTTTTACAACTTTCACGAAAAGCAGAAGAAGGATTAGAATTAATACAAAAAGCAGAAAAACAACTAAAAGAATTAGGTGTTGCAAAACCAAAAGAAATACAAAGAATTGAGAATGTATTAAAGAATTATGAAAATACTGCTGACGATTACATAAAAATGTTAGGAGCAACTGCAATATAGATAAAAATCAAATAAATAAACAACTATTATATTATATTATACAAACTTACTTAACAATAAATTACTATGGATTTAAAAAAGCAAATATTAGTAGCCTTAGGACTAGATGAAAAAGAAGTAAAACTAGGTTTTCAGGCTAAAACAGAAGATGGTACAATTATAGTATCAACTGCTGAAGAATTAGAAGCAGGTGTAGACATCAGCGTTTTAACTGAAGATGGTACTACTATATTATTACCTGTTGGAACTTATAAACTTGACACAGGCGTTTCTTTTAGAGTAGAAGAAGAAGGAATCGTAGGAGAGGTTATAGAGTCAGAAACTGAAGAAGAAATTGAAGCAGGTTATAAAGATGATGAAAAAGAAAAAATGTCAGAATCAGATGAAGCATACGAAAAAGCAGAATTTGAAGAAAAAGTAGAAGAAGTAAACTTTGATAAGTTTCCAGAAACTCCTGCTGAAAAAGCAGATTGGGCTAAGTCTTACGAAGAAATGAAAGACAAAGTAGATAACCTTATGGACGCAGTAGCAGACCTTAAAGCACGTATGGGTGAAGGTGATACTGAAGAAGTAGAAATGACTGAAGAAACATCTGAAGAAGTTGTAGAAGAAGCAACTCCTAAGTCTATAAAGAAAACTGAAGTAGTTGAATTTACAACTGAAGAAGTAGAAGCAATTAAAGCAGAAAATGAAAAATTAAAAACTGAATTAGCAGAAACACCTGCTGAATCACCAATAAATACTAATAAGTTTAGTGTAGAAAGAAAACCTTTATCTACAAAAGAATACAAGAAACTTACTAGACAAGAAAGATTTTTATACAATTTAAACAAATAATTAATAACTAAAACAATAAAAAAATGGCGTTTACAGTAACAAGTAATTTTAGTGGTAAGGCAGCAGGTTTTTACATCAGCGCAGCACTAAAAGAAACAAGAAGTTTAGACTTTTTAACTTTGATAGAAAATATCAAATTTAAAAGCAATATACAAAGAATGGCGGGAAGTTCAGTAGTAAGAGATGCTACTTGTGACTTTACTGACAATGGTACTCTAGCACTTACTGAGAAAGTATTAGAGCCTAAAAATTTACAAATCAACCTAGACCTATGTAAAACTACTTTACTTAGTTCTTGGGAGGCATTACAAATGAGAGCAGGAGCAGGCGCTCCACCACCACCATCTTTTGATGACTATGTAATATCTTATATGGGTGAAATCATAGCAGATGCTGCTGAAGATTCAATATGGTCAGGTGTAGCGGCTAACAATGGTGAGTTCGCAGGATTCTTAGGAACTGCAACAGGGTACTTATTACCAGGTGTTGATGCAACAGTTATACAGTCTAGTGCATCAGGTGCTTATACAGCAGGTAACATTATAGCAAACTTACAAACTTTAACAGCAGATATGGCTGCTAATGTTTCAGCAATACTAAGAAAGGAAGATTTATATATCTATATGAATAGTAAAACTTATGCTTTATATATTTCAGCAGTATCTACATTAGGATATGTTAATGCTTATAATATGAATGGTGACTATGAGCCTGTATTTGAAGGTTACAAAATTGCAGTTTGTCCAGGTATGGTTGACAATCAATTAGTAGCAGCACAAAGAAGTAATATGTTTGCAGGTACTGATTTACTTTCAGACACTACAAGAATTGCTTTGCTTGATATGGCTAACTTAGATGGTTCAGACAACATTAGAGTGGTTGCAAAATACTCTATGGGTGTTCAAACAGGAGTAGGAGCAGATATTGTAAGACAATCATAAAATTAATACAAGAAGCAGGGGTGTAAAAACCCTTGCTCCTTTAACCTTTAAAACTTATAACAATGGCGTGTACAGCATTAACAAAAGGTAGAGGACTTGATTGTAATAGAATATCAGGCGGAATAAAATTTATATATTTCGCAGTTTATGACCAAGTAACTTCAATACCAACAGCGAATGGTGAAATTACTGATTTAGAAATGGGAAGCAATAGTCTTTATAGATACACAATGCCTTTAGGTGTTGCTAGTCTTACTGATACTATTACAGGCTCACGAGAGAATGGAACGATATTTTATACTCCAACAGTAAATATTATATTAAATAGATTAACAAAAGAAGACCAAAATCAGATAAAATTGCTAGGAGCAACAAAAGTAATTATATTTGCACAATTAAATCAAACAGTAACTGCTACAGGACACGATGTTATAGTATGTCTTGGTAGTGTTAATGGAATGGAATTAAATGCTGGTACTATGGATAGTGGTGCAGCATTTGGTGATAGAAATGGTTACACTTTAACTTTTGATGGGTTAGAGCAACAACCTTTCCAATTTGTGCCTGATTATACTACAAACCCATTTGATAATGGTGGATTTACATTAGGTGGTGTAGTATCTTCGTAGACTTTAATTAGTAGTTTTCATATATTTCTTGATTAAGGTGGGCTTATGTCCACCTTTTTCTTTTAAAGCCAAATAAAAAAGACGTTTTTCTATTATATACTATGATACAAGTAATTAGTGAGTCTTCTTTCAATATGTACGTAAATACTGAAGGTAATCGTATAGACACATCAGTAAGTTCTGATTTGATAAGATACCTAGTAAAGTTTACTAATGATATGGACAAGTCTGTCCAATATGCGTATTCTGACTTACACTTAGTATATGAACGCTACACTAAATTAAGTTTTACTTATAATACAACGCCTGATGTTTATACAGGTGCTACTAAACTAATACCGACAGGATATTATAAATATGAAGTATATGAAGTTGCTTGGCCTTCAGGTGGAGCAGTAGCAATAAGTGCAGGTAATGCTCCTGTAAATGAAGATGACGTATTACCTGTTGCTCCAACACATGGAGTAGTACAGGGATTAGTAGCAATAGGAAAATTAAATGTTACTGCTAAGTCAGGAACAGCACAAGTACAATATACACAAAGACAATCACCAAGTGGTACAAACTACATTTGGTATGGACAATAATAACAAATAAAAATAATTAAAAATGGCTATAGAAAACGTACAACAACTATTAACTGAACAACTAGGAAAGCATAGATGTGATGTTATTGGAACAACTGCAATGTCAGGTAAGAAATATTATGCTGTTCATTTTCCTGTAGAAAGTGTAATAGCATCAATAACTGCAACTAATGTACAAACAGGTACAGGTAGTGCTATATCTAACTTACATACGACAATGGCGGCAGGAACAACCTTATTCCTTCAAGTAACCGCTATAACACTAACAAGTGGTGTGGGAATCTGCTACTACGAAGACGTTATATAATGAAGATATTAAAATTAGGTCAAATGATAGGTGGGGCTAACTCACCAAAACCTTCAGGCTTTGATAATGAATATTCTATAAATTTTGATGGTGTAGACGACTATTTGACTTTTGGTGATGCAACAGCATTTACACCTAATGGCTCAGGAGCAGGTAGAGGTTTTTCTATAGGTATGTGGTTTAAAACAACTGATGCTAGTGCTGGATTTACTAATAAGTTTTTAATTACCAAAACAAGAGCAGCCGCAAGTCAGCAAGAATATGAAATGCAAATACAGTCTACAGGAAAGATAAGTTTAAAATTTATTGGAGGTGGAGGAGGTTCACTTTTTGACCCTACCACAAGACTAGAAACAAGTACAGCCCTAAATACAGGTGCTTGGAAACATATTGTATTTACTTGGAGTCTTGCTTCTCCTGTAACCACGTCTAATTTTAAAGTATATGTAAATGGTAGTCAAGATACATCAGCAACCCTTCTTAATTCAGGAACTATGACTGCTGTAAAAAATGGTAGTACACCTTTGACTGCTATGGCTTTTGAACCAACAGGTGGTTTGTTTGCTAGGTATACATCAGGTAATACTGATGAAATATTTATAGTAGATGATGAATTAAGTGCTTCCCAAGTTACTGATATTTATAATGGTGGTACACCTATAGATATGACTACTATAAATCACTTAGTAGGTTGGTGGCGTAATGGCGACCCTACAGGTACAGGAGCATTCCCTACAATAACTGACCAAAGTTCTAACAGTAATGATGGTACAATGACAAATATGACGAGTAGTGATATAGTAACTGATGTACCTTAAAACTTAAAATATGAAATACGTTATATACGAAATAAGCGAAATAGATAAAGTAGACTTTACACAAGTAAGTGAAACAAGTGAAAATACTTTAAGACTATCAGCAAATGGAGAACAAACTGTGCTTAAATTTGTAGGTGATACTCCTGATTTTTTAGTAGGTTTACAACAATATAATCATTCAGAGATATTAGAAATAATGGCTACTCCTGAATGGAATAAACAACAAGACTAATGGAAAATATACTTAAAATAAATCTAGCAACTGAAACTGCTCCTACTGTACAAGAAGTACGTGGAAAAGACTATATAGAATATGGAACTGAGAATTGGAGAAACTTATACCCACAGTTTATTATAGACCTTTATTACAATTCGTCAACACAAGCGGCAATAATCAACGCTACAGCAGAGATGATTGCAGGTGAAAATCTTATAATAGAAGACGAAGATGATAGAGATTTAGAAGCAAGAGTTAAACTACAAAACTTTATGGATAGGGCTAATGGTAGTGAAAGCCTACACGAAGTCTTAAAAAAGGTAGCATTTGACTTTAAATTACAGGGAGCATTCGCTCTTAACGTGGTATGGTCAAAAGATAGGACTCAGATTGCTGAAATTTACCACATAGGAGTGGAGAAAGTTAGAGCAGAAAGACCTAACGAATTTGGTAAAGTAGAAGCATATTATATTTCTAGTGATTGGGCAAATACAAGAATACACAAACCTTATAGAGTACCTGCTTTTAATGCTAATGATAGAACGTCAGCAAATCAGATTTTATATTCAGGTCTTTACAGTCCTAATATGAACGTATATCACACACCTGACTACATAGCGGCAAATAATTGGGCGTTAGTAGACCAAAGAGTAGCAGAGTTCCATTTAAACAATATATCTAATGGTTTTGCAGGTAGTTACTTTATATCTTTTGCAAATGGTGTACCAACACAAGAAGAAAGATTCCAAATAGAGCAAAGTCTAGCAGATAAATTCACAGGAGCAAGTAATAGTGGTAAGTTTGTACTTACGTTCTCAGACGATAGAAATAGAACACCTGAAATAACGCCTATAAGCGTTTCTGACGCAGATAAACAGTATTTAGCACTACAAGAGTTATTAGTGCAAAATATCTTAACAGGACACAGGGTAACTAGCCCTATGCTAATGGGTATTAAAAACGATACAGGATTAGGGTCAAATGTAGACGAATTAAACGCTGCTGCTAATTTTTATCTAAACACAGTAGTTAAGCCATTCCAAGACCACATAGTTAAAGTTCTTAGAAAAATATTTCAAGTTAATAATATGGATATGCCTGTTAACTTTGTACAATTAAAGCCTATTACTGTTAAATTTACAAGTGAAGACTTAAAGGCTGTAATGACTGAAGACGAAATTAGAGAAGAGTTAGGCTTAGAACCTTTAGACATAGAAGTAAGAGAAGACTTTGCTAAAGTAGGTAGTATGATTACTGATGGCGTAGAATTGCCTTTGTTTGACACAAAAGAAGAAGCAGAAGCAGAAGCAAGAATAATTGGTTGTAGTGGCTCACACGAACATACACAAGATGGAAAGACTTATTATATGCCCTGCGAGTCACACGACCAAATAACTAATCTTAGTAAGTGTAATTGTTCAGAAGAAGAGCCTTATAGATTGTCAGACAAAACTGAACTAGAGCAATTTATAGAAGAATATGGTGAAGATATACCTGATGGTTGGGAATTAATAGAAGAAGAAAAAGTTGTAGATGAACACGAAGAATTTGACTTTGAAAAAACATTAAATGATGCTACTAATAAAAAAATAGAATTAGCAACAAGCACAGGAAAAGCAATACCTGGTAGAAAGTCTGAACAAGATGGTATTTCTAAAAAGACTTACGATTATTTTAGAGTGCGTTATGTATATACAAAAGATAATTTTTTAGTAAATAAAACTGGAGAAAATAGAGAGTTTTGTAAGAAAATGATGGCGGCTAAGAAGTTATATAGAAAAGAAGATATATTAAGAATGTCTGATATGGTTGTTAATGACTATTATTATTCTGAAAGACAAAATAGAAACATAGGTTGGGGGCCTAAAGGTGCATTAAAGTATAATGTCTGGTTTTACAAAGGGGGCGCACTATGTCACCATTTTTGGTTAAGACAAATATATAAGACTACAATAGGAGAATCTAGAACAACTAAGATAGATGATGCAGAATTAATAGGCTATACAAAGGCAAGAAGTGAAGGTTTTACTGCTAAAAAGAATAACATACTAGTAGCGAAACCACCTAAAAGAATGAAGAATAAAGGATTTTTAAAACCAAGATAACTATGTCATACGTATTATTTATATCAGAAGAAAAATTAAAAGAATCTACAGCAATTAATCTTAACGTAGATGTAGACTTATTATTGCCTTATGTAAGACAGGCACAAAAGTTATATGTAGAAACTAAGTTAGGTACTGACCTTACACAAAAACTAAAAGACTTAATTGTAGCAGGTACAATAGGTAATGTAGGTAATGAAGCCTATAAGACTTTGTTAGACGATTACATAGGAGATATGCTACCTAATTGGGCTTTTTATCACGCTATACCTTTCTTACGTTTTAAAATAGAAAATGGTAATATATACTCTAAGACTAGTGAAACAGGTACAGCATTATCAGAAACTGAAGCACAACACCTTAGAGAAGAAGTTAGAAACACAGCAGAATACTATACTGAAAGACTTATAGATTATATTAGAAACAATACATCTTTGTTCCCTGAGTACAATACGAACTCGGGCAGCGATGTATCGCCTGATTCTAATGCGTATTACAATGGAATGAACCTAGAAAGACCAATGCAAAAAGGTACAAAGTTAACATTAAGAGATTTTTTAAGTGCAGGTGACTACTAATGAAGAGATTTTATAAAACAAAAATAAAGAACATAACTAAGTTGAAATCCTACTTGGATAGAAAACTAAATATTAAAAATGATGAACGAATTAAGAGACACACTACAAGTAGGAGTAGCAAATAGTACAGCAATAGCATTTAGCATAACTGAATGCAACGAAATATTAACACTTGTATCGTTAGTGTTAGCAATAGCATTTACAATATATAAGTTCATTAAATTTGATAAAAATGCCTAAAAAAAGAAAACTAAATAGCACAAATCCAAAATATAAAAAGGAAGAAATTAAAGAAAAAAAAGTGCTAAAAAAACTCGTAAAAGAAGTAAAAGGAGTCAAAATTTACACAATTAACAATTTAACATAATATTAAAAAAATAATTAGTTCTACTCTAGTGTTTTGAAGATATATATTTTTACATAGTAATATACTAGAAAGACTATTAAATCGCTTAAAACGTCTTAAAATGAGTCATAGAGAAGATTACACATATTTTAAAATATCAGAATTTGACAGCCCTGATGAAGTAGGTAGTGGCTACAAAATGGATAGAGATTTTCTAATTAAATTAGACTCAGCACGTGGTATAGCAGGTATACCTTTTAAAATTACAAGCGGTTATAGAACAAAAAAAAGAAATGAACTTGTAGGTGGTCGCGTAGGTTCTAGCCATTTAAAAGGTCTAGCAGTTGACATAGGTTACAATGGAAGTAGAGAAAGGTACTTAATAGTACAATCACTAATGCACGTAGGAATAAATCGTATAGGCATAGGCAAGACTTTTATACATTGTGATGTTGACAACTTAAAAGACCCTGATGTTATATGGTTATACTAAATAAATAAATTTGAATATTAATTAAAACTAAATACAATGAAAAATTACATTATTTCACAATTACTTACATCTAAAAAAGTATGGTTAGGTATATCTTCAATAGTTATACCTTTAATTGCTACAACTTTAGGTGTAGATGAAACAGCAGTATCACAAATATGGTGGAGTCTTATAGCAATGTTAGGTGGACAATCATTAGCAGACTTTGGAAAATCAGCGAAATAATAGATACCGCTTAAAGCCACACGAAATTGCGGCTCTAAAAAAGATGCGAGAAACCGAGACTAGAAATATTCTAGTTATCGGTGACTTGCACGAACCATTTTGTCTTGATGAATATTTGGATTGGTGTGTTAATCAATATCATATTTATAATTGTAATCAGGTTATCTTTATTGGCGATATAATTGATAATCATTATAGCAGTTACCACGAAACATCAGCAGATGGTATGGGTGGACTAGATGAGTTAGAATTAGCAATCAAAAGAATATCACGTTGGTATAAAGCCTTTGGTAAAAAAGGTACTAAAGTTATAATCGGAAATCACGACAGAATCATAATGAGGAAGGCACAAACAAGTGCTATTCCAAGTAAATGGATAAAATCATATAAAGAAGTTTTAGAAGTACCTAATTGGGAATTTGTTGACCATTATATACAAGACAATGTATTATATCAGCATGGAGAAGGAGGTACTGCTAGAACATCTTGCAAAAATAATATGATAAATGTTGTACAAGGACATCTACATACACAAGCATACTGCGAACACTATGTTGGTAAGAATTTTAGAACATTCGCTTTACAAACAGGTTGTGGTATAAATCATAATACTTACGCAATGGCTTATGCTAAATATGGAAAACGCCCTGCTGTTGGTTGTGCAGTTATATTAAATAATGGTACTACACCTATAAACCTTTTAATGCCCTTATAATGACTCTAAAAGACTCTACAAAACTCACACTATTCTATTTCTTACTTATAATAATAGTATTACTCTTAGCCATATAGTATAGATATTAACATCTAAATTGTTAATAACTTTGTAAATAATTCTGTTAATATAGTTGTTAATTTAAAATTATTTTGTAATTTAGCACTATAATTATTAATTAAAAACATAAAAAAATGAAAACAATGAAATTAAGAAAACAAATTAAAGATTTAGGAATTAAAAAAATAGAGAAAGTATTAAAAGAAGGAGGTTTTTTAACTGGTGGGGGATTTACACTTGACTTTGATATGACTACTCACGATGAAGGAATGAGGCATTTCGAAAGTCCTAGAGGGATGTTTTTTGTTAGCCATTGGGCTATAGTAGCAAAGTTTGAAGGTATAGAACAGGCTTTAGAAAACTTTAGTCAAAAGATGGAAAACAGAACTAAATTAAAATTATTTGCTAAACAACCTCAATTCAAATTAGTATAAATTTTAAAACTAAATAAAATGACACAATTTAAAGTAATAAATAGAGTAACTAAAGAAGTACAAATATTTAACACCGAAGAAATACTAAATTTCTTTAGATGTGAGTATGACCCACAAACTAAAAAGATTAAATATTATAATAATATTAGAGATTATGCAATAAGTGAGGTTAAATCTAAACTAGAACAAAATGAAAATCTTTTGTGGATAATTGCACTAGCAGGTTGCTCAGTATCTTTAGTAGTATTAATAACTGATTTAATATTAAAATGGATTTAGATAATAAAATAATATCAAAAGAATGGTGGTTAAAACCAACACTAAAAGCAGTATCAATGTATTGCTATAATCATAAGACTAGGTATACTGATTATAAAGAAGTAGATAGTACAGTAAGAGTAGTAGGTACTAAAAAACAAATACTAGACTTATTTAAGAAACTACTTATAGAAGAAGGCTTACAATTAAGGGGTAGTATTCAAATAGAAACTACAGCACTACATCTTAAACTATACAAAGAAAATAATAATGAAGCACTAATAATTAATTAATATGAAAACTGAAAAATTAAAAGAAAAGTACATAAGATACGAATTAACAAAAGATGATGTCTTTAAACATCAGCATTATATTATCATAACACGTTCAGGCATAGAGAAAATACAAGCCATAGAAAACATTACAATATGGTATGAAGTGGTAAAATGTGAGCCTAATTTTGCAGGAGTAAAAGCAACTGCAACTAAAGATGGTTGTACTGTAGAAACATTTGGCTCTGCTCTAAAAGGTGAATCATATAAAGATGGTAATACTAATACTTGGTATGTTTTAGAAATGGCTGAGAAAAGGGCTTTGTCAAGAGCGGTACTCAAGATGACAGGATTTTACGAATTAGGAGTATTTGGAGAAGATGAAGCAGAAGATTTTAAAAAGAATAATAACTAAAAACAATTATAAAAATGGAAATTACAGGTAAATTAATTAAGAAGTTTGACATAGAGTCAGGCATTAGTAAAGCAGGTAAAGAATGGAATAAACAATCTATACTAATAGAACAAAATGCAGAATACAATAAAGAAGTAGTAATAAGTGCATTTGGTGATAAAATACAACACATTAAAAATCTACAAGAAGGTGACAACTTGAAAGTATTATGTAATGTATATTCAAGAGAATACAATGGTAGATATTTCCACAACATTGATGGTTACCACTTTGCTAAAGCAGGTGAAGAATTAGAAGAAGAAGATAATAATGAAATGCCTTTTTAATATGACATCAAAAGATAACTTTAAAGAAATATGTGACCTTACTACAAAGGTACTAGGGTTACCTAAAAATCATCTATTAGTAAAAAATAGAAAAGTAGAGTATATGATGCCTAGAGCAGTTGCTTGTATGATAAGTAGACTAGAAAATTGTACAAAACATAGTATTATGTCTAAGGTATTGGGATTTAATAGAGCAACTATATACTATTATGAAAAGGAACATCATAAACGTTTCAAGTTTTGGGCTGCTTATAGAAAAGCATTTAATAAAGTATATTTAGAGTATAAGAATTCAGAAAGTGATAAAAAGACTTTTATACGTTCTGCTTCTATATATAACCACTTGATTAACAATGGTGTACAAGAAAGTGATAGACCTGATTTATCTATACTAATTAAGTCAGGTAATGTGTCTACTGAAATAAAAAGTTGTTACTTTGAATGTTCAGCACAACTAAAAAAGATTAAGTTTGCAATGAAAGAATACAAATATGAACTTAAACTAATTGACCTAAATGAAGCATTTACTAAGTAGTACAGCATTTTTAGTCTTAAATAAACAATTAGCAAAGCAGATAGGATTGCACGAAGCAGTCCTACTTGCTGACCTAATTAGTAAAGAAGAGTACTTTATTGCTAATGGTATGACTGATGGGTGGTTTTTTAACACCTTAGACAATATTGAGGCTGATACGACTCTAACACCATTTATGCAAAGAAAGTGCCTTAAAACGCTTAAAAAGCACAAAATAATAGAAGTTAAGAGAAAAGGTGTACCTGCTAAAAACTATTTTAAAATAAATGAACAACAAGTTGTTAAGATACTTAATAACTTGAAGTCAACAAAATGCACAACTATTAATAAGAATAAAGAAACAATAATAACTAATAAATACTTTAATAGACCAACGCTTGAAGAATTGAAAGATTATTGTTTAGAAAGACAAAATAATGTAGATGCTGAAGCCTTTATAGATTTTTATGATTCTAAAGATTGGAAAATAGGAAAGAATAAAATGAAAGATTGGAAGGCTGCTGTGAGAACTTGGGAAAGAAGAGAAACAAAAAGACCAACTATGTCTAAGTTAGATGCACAAATAAATGCGTGGACTGATGCAAAGAAATTGTTGTAATATGAGCAGGGTTAGTAAATATAAATTAAATAATAATGTGAGAGGTTATACTTTGATTCATTTACAATTCCCTGCTCTTATTAAAAATTAAATATATGAAAGCACTAAAACAAGAAAACTTAAAAGAATTGTCTGAGAAAGTCTTAGATTTGTTAGCAAAGACATCAGTAGAAATAGGACATAAAACTGATGCTCAAACTTTAGCAACACTATCTAAAATATTTGCTAATGACTTAATGACTGAAAAAAGATTTAATAGACTGACTTTCAATCAGATACAAGATGCCTTTCACATAGGTGTAAGATTTGGAAAAGATGAACCATTTTTAAACATTAGAACTTTTTACAAATGGGTATATAGTCACAAGAAGACAATAGATGATGCTTATTATGAAGTACACACATTAAACAAACCTAAAGAAAAAGTACCTTATTATCAAGAACCTTTAAAACTATTAATATGAAAACAAAACAAAAAGTAAAATTTTGGTTAGAAAAACACGAACACTTAAGAGATGATGACAACCGCTTATGTGCTAATATTTGGAATGATGAATTAAAAGAATATGTAGATATGAATACAGCAGGTATAAGAACATTTTTAAGACTGTATTCTTTTGGTAAACTAACTCCTGCTCCTACTATAAAAAGGATAAGAGCAAAATTACAATCAGAAAACCCTCAATATAGAGGCGATAATTATTACAAAAGAAAAGGTATATATGAGAAAGATTGGCGTAACAAGTTAGGTTATGACAAGCGTAAGTAAATTAAAGAAACAATTAGACAAGTGGTTTAGTCTTTATATAAGACTTAGAGATGCTACTGATGAAGGAATGGTACAATGTTTTACTTGCGGTAAGGTAGCCCATTATAAAGAT